GTTAACAGCTTATTTATCGGGTAACCAAAGTTATTTAAATTAATATATTATACTAAATATGTTATAGGAGCCTACATTTGTGTATTCAACATCAGTATTTTATTACGTTCAGCGCAACATTGTTGTGTTATTGTCAGGCTATTCACCGAGGAGATATATGCCAGTTTATGCCAAACCATTGACCCTGCACAAGGGAGTGGATAATCAAATCCAGTTTCAATTCCTGAATCAGGAGCAAAAACCCATAGATATTACTGGGAAAGATATAACTTGCCGCATATTAAACTATCAAGGTAATCAAACATTGATACAGAAATCATTGACACTACAGTTTGCTGCAACAGGTATCTGTGCGTTGTTTTTAAATGCCGCGGACCTTGAGAATATTGAGGCTCAGAAATGCTACTATACCTTAGAAATCCCTGTCAATGACTTTGACTTCCCTGTGTTTGTGGATCAAAATGCAGGTGCTCGTGGTGTAATGAATATTGTTAATAGTGTATTACCTAACTTTGTACCATCATACAATATCACAATACCAACTGGACAAGCATTCCCTAACAGTCACGGTTCTAACGGAAGCAGTCTAACATATACTACAAGCGTATTAAGTACTAACAACAATCCAATACTAACTATACAAACTGAATACATTGAATTCTATGGAAACACTACGATTCAGGGTAGCAGTATCGTAGATAATGATTGGTATGATATTGTGACCACAGAAGAAGTATCCAATGTTACGCAAACAGTTGGGTATGTTATACAAGGATTTCATCCTTATATCCGTATGCAATTCACTAGTAATGCGGGCGCAGTAACAAATATATTGACCAGATAATTTGCTTTAACATTATGATTGTGTTACAATCAACAGATGTTTGATATCCTGTCTATATTACCCGGTAAAAAGAAACAAACAAGTTCGGGTTGGACTAGCTTTAACGCTATCTGTTGTACCCACTTTGGTCATAGACAAGATAAACGAATGCGCGGTGGCATCAAGTTTGATGGCACGAACTGGTCTATGCATTGTTTCAATTGTGGGTTCAAATGTAATTTTGTACTTGGTCGGTCTATCAGTAGTAAAACTCGCAGTCTGTTAATATGGTCTGGTATCGATGAACATCAAGTTAAACGATGGAGTTTAGAAAGTTTAAAACAAAAAGATTTGATTGACTTTACTCAACCAAAGAAACAAAAGATAAAAATCAAATTCAATGAACACAAACTACCCGAGGGTGAGATCGTACATAGAGATAATCCATTACACAAAGTATATGTAGAATATCTGCAAAAGAGGAAGATAGATAGTAATGACTATCCTTTCTTAATCACTCCCAATGAAACAGGACGAATGGGTAATAGGGTAATCATACCTTACACATATAAGAATAAGATTGTAGGACATACAAGTAGATTCTTAGACAACAAAATACCAAAGTATATTAATGAACAACAGCCAGGTTATGTGTTTAACATTGACATGCAGAAACCAGAGTGGGCCGTGTGTATTGTAACAGAAGGTATATTTGATGCATTGTGTATCGATGGTGTGGCATTGATGCACAACGACATTAGTAGTGACCAAGCATTGTTACTTAGTACATTGAACAAGCAACTTATATTAGTTCCGGACAGAGATAAGACAGGGCTAAGTTTATGTGATACAGCATTAGAATTGGGTTACTCAGTAAGTTTACCTAATTGGGATGTTGATGTAAAAGACGTAAATGATGCAGTAGTTAAATATGGTAAGTTACCTACCCTGTTAAGTATATTACGTAGTGCAACAAATAGTAAAATCAAAATAGAAATGCAGAGGAAGAAAATTGGCAAAGCAGGAAACTAAAAAGCAGTTAGATTATACACCCGAAGTTCAGAAACTATTTCTACGAATGATGGTTACAAACGCAGAGTTGTATACCCGTGTTATGAACATTATGAATAGTGAGAATTTTGATCGTTCTCTTAGACCAGTGGCTGAATTGTTCAAGTCACATACAGACAAGTACAGAGTATTACCAGATACTACGCAAATCAAAGCAACAACTGGCATAGACATTGAAGCTATCCCAGAATTGAACGATGGTCATTATGAATGGTTCTTTGATGAGTTTGAATCGTTTACAAAGCGACAGGAACTAGAACGGGCCATTCTTAAAGCAGCAGACTTACTAGAGAAAGGTGAGTTTGAACCAGTAGAAAAACTAATCAAAGATGCAGTACAGATTAGTTTGCAAAAAGACATGGGTACAGATTATTTTGCTGACCCTAAAGGTCGTATTAACAAATACTTTAACAGTGGTGGACAAGTAAGTACAGGCTGGCCACAGATGGATAAGATATTGTATGGTGGCATGAGTCGCGGTGAATTGAATATATTTGCAGGTGGTAGTGGCTCAGGTAAATCATTAGTGATGATGAACATTGCATTAAGCTGGTTACAAGCAGGTATGAGTGGTGTCTATATCACTTTGGAATTGAGTGAAGAATTAACAAGTTTGCGTACAGATGCAATGTTGACCATGATGGGTACAAAAGCAATTCGTAAAGATATTGATACAACAGAACTACGTGTCAAGATGGCAGGTAAGAAGTCTGGTAAGTATCGTGTTAAGAATCTACCAGCACAAAGTAATGTAAACGATATTCGTGCTTATTTGAAAGAAGTGCAGATACAGACTGGGATTAAGATTGACTTTGTAATGGTTGATTACTTAGATTTGGTTATGCCAGTAAGTATCAAAGTTAACCCAACTGATCAGTTTATCAAAGATAAGTATGTTGCTGAGGAATTGCGTAATCTTGCAAAGGAACTTGGTGTATTGTTAGTCACAGCAAGTCAATTGAATCGTACTGCGGTCGATGAGATTGAGTTTGATCACAGTCATATTGCGGGTGGTATAAGTAAGATTAACACAGCAGATAACGTGTTTGGTATTTTCACAAGTCGCAGTATGCGTGAGCGCGGTAAGTATCAGATTCAATGTATGAAAAGTCGTAGTTCTACGGGTGTGGGTATGAAGATTGATTTGGAATATGATGTTGAGACTATGCGTATTAGTGATCCAGGAATTGATGGAGAACAGAGTTATACCCCAAAACCAAGTGCAAATGACATTATGAGTACATTAAAGCCACAAGCTACAGTTACAGATTATACGGTAGATCAAACTACAGGTGAAATCACATTACAACCGTTAACTAGAACAGTTCATGCTGATGTACAGGGTACAAAATTGAAGTCTTTATTGAATTCTTTAAAGAAATAACATGCACGAATCATATATAATATCGTTTTATTCCGGTTCCTCTGGTAAATTTTTAAAATATATTCTTTTTTCTTTACTGACTAATTACAAAGAAGAACTTGAAATAACAGCAGTAAATTCAGCACACCTATACGATATATATACCGGTAGTCCAAGGGTAGTACCTAACACGTTAAAAGACGGAGAAGTTACCGAATCTTGGGTGTATGATGAATTTAATTTTGATCCGGCACTCCCACTTGAAATACCTAAAATAATGCTTACTCATCAATATCCAGTAGTAGATGCAATAAAAAGACGATTCTCGGATACCAATCTTATATTAATAACCCTAAGTGATGATGATTGGCTTGAAATAATTGGAAATAATTTATATAAAAATGGTTTTGATATGTTCAATAAACATCAACACGGTGAAGATATATCTAACTACACAAGCTATTTTGACTGGTTAAACAGATTATATAAAAAAACGTTAGGTAAAGAGTTTGATTATACATATGACATTAGGGAAACTGAGCAAATAGTTTATGCTATACATAAACTATGGAAAACTCATAAATTAGAAAATATATTTGTTCCTAATTTTGCTAATAGCATAGACTTAGAAAAATATTCAAATTTGACTGAAATTAAATATAGTGACCTATACAAAAAAAGCAAAAATGAAAAGTATATAGCACTAGAAAAACTAGAAAATCTGACCGGTAAAAGTGCTACTAGTGAAATATTAAAGAATTATGAGATATATATGAATGGAAGAAATAAATTTATTCAAAAATCTATGCCCTGGTTATTAAAAGAAAAATCCAATAACTGATAAATACAAGTAGGATAATTATATGCAAAAACAAACCCGCTCCCTCTTGCAGGAATTAGAAGCACTTGGAAATAACCGTGATACTAGCCACATTATTGAGAGTAGGGCTCATAATATCATAACCAGTGCTATTAATTTACTAGAGTTAATCAATAAGCATTACCCTGAGGAACAGGCGCAAATATTAGAGCGAAAGCTATTAAGTGCTATTAAGAGCAAAGACCAGCAGAGATTTTCCAAATCATTGAGGAAAAAACCGTGAAATTAAATGAATTAAAACTACCAAAGAACCCTATCAACGAACTAGACTGGTCTCCATTGATTGGTCATATGGGTCAAAGTTATATAGGGGACAAACCTGACGGGCAAGATAGAGAAGGTCAGATGGCCAAGAATATATTTGCACGTAATTTCATGCAAAAGGCAATTGGTGGGTTGGATGCTGCAATTAATAGCGGATTAGTTGATCCAAACGCCGTTGGTGGCGGGGCACAACCTCAGACTACACAACCTCAGACTACACAACCTCAGACTACACAACCACAAACGCCTGCACAGATACGTCAACAAAAACAAGCAGCAGCGGCAAAAACAGCACAAGCAGGCATGACTCCCAAATCGCCTGCAGCACCCACTGTTGCACCGCAAACGCCTGCACAGATACGTCAACAAAAACAAGCAGCAGCGGCAAAAACAGCACAAGCAGGGATGACAGATAAACCAACAGCGGCGGCACCTAAAACTCCTGAACAAATAAGACAAGAAAAACAAGCAGCAGCAGCAAAAACAGCACAAGCAGGGATGACAGATAAACCAACAGAGGTAGCACCTAAAACTCCTGAACAAATAAGACAAGAAAAACAAGCAGCAGCTACAAAAACAGCACGAGCAGGAATGACCCCTAAACCTGCCCCGACAACGCCGACAACATCCGCAGAGCCAAAATTTAAAGGTCCTAAAATAAAAGGATTACAAGTTCGTAATATGGGAGAAGGTAAAAAATTTAATAGATTAAACAGATTATTTGAAAGTATTATCAATATTGATGAGGATTCGGGTAAACAATCAATAAGTGAATATATTCAAAACTTGTTTATGGAATTCATGCAAGGGGTGCCCATGGATAATCCTACTACAGTATCTCAACTTAAAGCATTGGCAGATCAAGTTCAAGCTACTTATGCAAAGGACAAAGGCAAAGCTGCGCTTACAAAATTAGCAGATTTAGGTTGGGCCGTATCTCGTAGTCCAGGAGCTATGGCTAAAAAGGGCGAAGCAGGTGCTGAGGGCCAACAAGGACAACAAACTCAACCGGGACAACAAACTCAACCGGGACAACAAACTCAGCAAGGACAACAAACTCAACCAGTTAACCCAGCAGCAGATAAACAATCTAAAATTGGGGTAGGGCAAATAAACAAGATTATTCCATCATTGCGTAAACGTGATTTGTTGAGTGTTAAGAAAAATATTGATAATGAAGTGGCTAAGCGCGGCGGGGCAAAAGCACCGGAAGCACCTACAGCAGCACCTACAGCAGCACCTACAGCAGCACCTACAGCAGCCCCGACCGCCAAAGACAACACTATAGCAATGCCAAAAGGTAAAGTCAGAGAAGCCAAAGAAGGTGGAGTGACTCCGGAAGAACAAGCAAAGTTTGATGAAAAAGTCAGACAAGCAATGGCCAATCAAAAATAATAATTCAAAACCGTGTTTTTTTAAGTTCTGGCATAAATATATGTATGAGGCAGTAGGCTTCAACTTATTAAAAGGCATTATAAAATGGCACAATTTACAAAAACAAACGGTGACTTTCTACCGGTAATCAACTTTGACTCTCCAGCATACACAAACAGTGGTGCAAACGCAGTTAGTTCTGCGGCTACAGTTCAACCTCAAGGTCCTAAACTAGACTACTTCACAGTTACAGCAGCAAGTTCTGGTGCATTGACTGGTACACAAGTTAGTTTAATCATTCAAGCTACACAACAATTAGCTACAGTTTACATCTATGAGTTCACAACTGCAGGTCCTGATACATTAGCAATGGCTGTGTATCCAACAGCAGCATGGACTACAGCGACATTGCAAACAGCAGTTCGTGCAGGCTTAACAGCAGGCGGCGCAGCTAATGCAGTAGTTGTTTCAGCTACAGCTACATTCACAGGTTAATCAATATCTGTTTAAAAGAACCCTAGATTTTCTAGGGTTTTTTTTACCTCTGTTAAATACTAGCATGAGTTACATTATCAGTTGTTATACCCTATTTGATATTACACAGACTAATGTACCTAACCGCTATCGTCCTGATATGGACAAAGAATGGCATTATAAACGCAACACTCAAAGTAATTTTGATACAATTCAGCAAGCTATATCATTACGTAGTCAACCTGAAGTTGTACGTAGCCCGGAAAAAATAGAAATTAAATTTAATGAATTTACTGAGTTTGGATTTTTATTTGAGCAAGAAGAGGATAAAACATATCCATGCTGGTCCTTTGATTTTGCAGTACAGCACCCTAGCGTATTCTATGACGGAGTAGTTGAATTGGGAGCATTATACCATGATTGTGATCAGGTTCCCATGATCAAATGTCATACTGAATGGGATCAACTTCCGCTATTCTTAGATACAAGTGATGAATTAAGAAACATATATTTTAAAGTATTAAACAATGATAAGTGATAAACTACTACACAAATTTACAAAAACCATATCTAATCAAGAAATGGAAAAATTAAGCGAACTAGTTATAATGCAAGGACCTGATGGTTCTTATTTTCTATTCAATAAATATTCAATTAAAAAGAATAACGATTGTTATATAGTAGAAAAAGATACAATTGCAGGAACTAAAACCTTCAACGTATTAAAAAATGCTGTATCTTGGTGTACCTATGAAAAACAAAATCTTATCTACGAATCTAATAGAATTCTTGATTTGGATAACAGATTGGCTAGCGTAGATAGTGAGATTCAGGTCCATCAAAAATTAGTAAAAAAAGCTAAAAACTTAGAAGAAAAATTAATTTACTTAGCTAAATTGGGTGAAGAAAAGATGGAACGTAAGCAGATAGCCGACGAATTAGCGGGATATGTAAACAGTTCTAGGATTTGGCAAGATAAAAGATTTAACAAATCCGCATAATACAGAAAGAAAAGATAAATATATTATATATTTCTCTGGAATACAAATATGAAACTAACCGAATTAAACCACAATCGCCGCTCTTTCTCTACCAAAGTATTGAAAGAACAGTA